CGGCCACCAGCGGCGTGCGGTCCCTGCAGGACGTGGCGAAAGAGCACAAAACAGCGCCGGCACCAAAAGCCCCGGAATATCTCCGGGAAAAAATTCGACTGTTGGAGGTTTGAAATGAATATCAGGGAAATGATGGAAACACGCGCAACAATGGTGGCAGCGGCACGGAAACTCATCGACACCGCCGAGGCTGAAAAAAGGGAACTCTCCGCCGAGGAGCGGGCACAATATGACAAGACCTTTGACGAGGCCCGGGCGCTTGGAGACAAAATTCAGCGAGAGCAGGAGCTCCGCGAGGAGGAAAGGAGGCTTGCCGAGGCCGGCAGGCTGGAGCCCGAGGGGAAAAAGGAAAATCCCGAAGAGCGCAAGCTCCAGGCGTTCCGGAATTTCCTGGTCAACGGCAACGCTGTCGAATATCGCGCGCTCGCCAACGACAGCGACGCGTCCGGCGGATTCCTCCACGCGGCTGAACAGTTTGTGGCACGGCTCATCAAGGGGCTGGACAACCGGGTATTTGTCCGGCAGTACGCCACCGTCCTGCCCGTGACCGGCTCCGATACTCTCGGCGTTCCGACGTTGACGGCTGACCCTGCCGATCCCACGTGGACCACAGAAATAGCCGCTCCCTCCGAGGACAGTACCATGGCCTTCGGACGGCGCAGCCTGCAGCCTGAACAGCTCTCCAAGCTGATCAAAATTTCCATGAAGCTGCTCAGGACCTCGGCACTGCCCATCGAGAATCTCGTGGCGGACAGGCTCGCGTACAAGTTCGCCGTGGCGCAGGAAAACGCGTTCCTCAATGGCGACGGTGAAGGTGAGCCCCTTGGGATTTTCACCGCGAGCGATGACGGAATCCCGACCGCCCGCGACGTGAGCACCGGCAACAGCGCGACTGCGTTGACAGCGGACGGGCTTATCAATGCAAAGTTCGCTCTCAAGGCTCAGTACCGCAATGGATGCCGCTGGATTTTCCATCGCGACGCAGTGAAGATGATTTCTAAGCTCAAAGACGGCGAAGGCCAGTACCTTTGGAGACCGGGGATGCTCATGAACGAGCCTGACATGCTTCTCGGGCATCCCGTCGACGAGAGCGAGTATGTGCCGAACACGTTTACCACAGCGCTCTACGTCGGTGCGCTCTGCAACTGGAGCAACTACTGGATTGCCGAACTCCAGGGCGTGGAACTTCAGCGGCTCGTCGAACTTTACGCGGGAACCTCCCAGATCGGATTCATCGGCAGGATGTACGCCGACGGTGCTCCCGTTCTCGCCGAGTCGTTCGTCCGCGTCAAGCTCGGATAAAGGGGGTGATCCCATGAACCTCAGCGAAAACTGCAAAGTGCTGATGGTCAAGGCCGCACAGTCCGCCGGGACCAATGCCATCACCACGGACGTGGTGGACATGGCAGGATACCGGGAAGTCGTTTTCCTCGGCAGCATCACCACAAAAAACGCGCTCAATTTTGTAAATCTCCAGGAGGACAGCGCCAGCAACGGCGCGAACCTGGCGGACCTCGCCGGAACGAAGGCGGCCAGCAACAAGACGTATTTCAAGCTCGCCCTTGTCCGCCCGAAGAAGAGGTACGTCGCCGCGAAAATCACGCGCGGATCGAGCACCGCCACCGGCCCCGTGTGGGCCATCCTCTTCAAGGCGCGGCAGGCACCGATCACCTCGGCGGCCGCCGACCTGGACGAGGAAACGCACCTGTCGCCCATCGCGGGCACGGCATGAGAAGAGGGGCTTTAAGCCCCTCTTTTTTTACATTCTGACAAGGAGATGAAGGCATGAGCGAATACAACGCGAAGGTATACATGAAGCAGGGCGGCGACGAACTCGTTGTTGACGGTGGGAAAATCACTGTTGAATCAGGCGGGATAATCGACGTTGCTGCGGGCGGAATGATGAAAGCGGCAGGAACGCAGGCGGCTCATATTGCTGATGCGTCAGGGACAGTTAGCGTGGAAGCGTTTAACGCCGTTCTGAAGGCTCTGGAGGACGTTGGTATCCTCGCCTCCAAGTAGGGGGTGATGGCATGAGAATCACAAGAGTATCGGTCTCCGTCGTGACGGATGAATCCGGGGATGCCGTCGTCTACACTCCGGCGCTGAACGGGATGGTCCGGTCCGTGAGGTACATCAAACCGACCAGCGGCGGACTGGCCGACGGGACGGACATCGACATCGTGACGGACAAGGGCGCGGTGGTGGTTTGGGACAAAGACAACCTGGCCGCATCAGCAGTTATTTATCCCATGGTACCGGCGCACGACAACACAGGGACGCTCGTGGTGGGATCATACGCCCCGATTCCCGTCTGCGACGAGCGGATAAAAATAACCGTTGCCAACGGCGGTAATGCTGGTACTGGGACGTTTGAGTTCACCATCGAGGGGGTGGCGCTGTGAGAGTAAAAATGCTGACCCGCGCCGCCGGGCCGGACTGGAAAGCGAGTGCGGGCGATGAACTTGACCTTCCTCTCAACGTGGCCGCGGGACTGGTATCCGGAGGTTACGCCGTGGCTCTCGAAAAGGCGAAACCTGCACCGCCGCCTGTGGTGGCTCCGGTGGTGGAAACGGCTGCAGTGGAACCTCCTGCGGAGAGAGCCGTCAAAGCAAAAGCAAAGCCCCGGAAAAAGTAGGAGGTGAAACCGATGGAGCTAAAAGTAGTTACCCCTCCGGCGGCTGAACCTCTCTCGACTGCGGAGGCGAAGCTCCATCTGAGGGTAGACCACTCCGCGGATGACGCGCTCATCTCCGCCCTGATCGTTGCGGCACGGGAGCACGTGGAAAACTATCTCGTCGGGAGTCTCGTCCAGCAGACCCGTGTCGTCTACCTCTCCTCGTGGCCATACGCCCCCTTCCGTCTCCCCTGCGGCCCGGTACAGTCAATCGACTCTGTGAAATACACGGACAGCGACGGGGCGGAGCACACCGTGAGCGAGGATCTCTACTACCTCTCGCCCGGCGGTGAACTCTGTCTCGAGCCGTTTGAATCCTGGCCGACAGCACGGCTCCGTGGACCGGGTGCCATCGAGATAGTTTATACCACCGGGTACGAGCCGGTGGTGACCGTCATCCCCGGGGAGGGCGACGATCCGGACACGGAGGGAACGGACTACGACGCGAACATCCCGCAGGCGATAAAACAGGCCATGCTTCTGCTGATCGGGGAATGGTACGAGCAACGGGAGGCCGCCGCCGACACGAAATACAACATACAGACCATCCCGTGGGGGGTTAAACAACTGCTCGCCCCATATCGGGAGGCGACGGTATGAGCCGGATCGGCGAACTCTGCGACAAGGTAGATATCAAGCGGGAGAAGCGCACCACCGACGGCATGGGCGGCTGGACGGTAGCTGACCAGACGGTCGCCACCGTCTGGGCCGGTGTGCGTGTACCGGCTTCCAGGGACGGAATACTCGCAGGGGCTGACTCGGAGATCCGGACGCACATTGTCAGGATACGGCAGTCCACCACCACCATGACCGTGCAGATCAATGACGTGGTGCTCTGGCGCGGATTCAGATTGATCGTCAAGGCGATCCGTCCGGAAGGTCGGGAGTGGCTGGACCTCGACTGCACGGTGGAACTGCCATGAGCCATCCAGTAAATATAAGAGTTGAGGGAACTAATGAGCTTATTCGCGACCTTCGGAAAGCGCGTATTGACGTTCAAGAGGACGCACGGAAGGTACTGAAGGAAATGGCGGACAAAATTGCCGACGATGCACGCCGGAGAGTTCCTGTTGACACCGGGGCATTGAGAAGCACCATCAGACCATGTGTGTCAAAGAAAACCCTCGATGCTTCTGTGTCAGCAGGAGGTAAATCTGGTGGGGTAGACGTTTATTACGCTCACTTCGTAGAGTACTCGACGAAGAAAAAACCCGCCCGTCCTTTCCTCTTCCCCTCCGGCCGCGCCCACGAGCAGGAGACTGAGGAGCGGCTGACCGCCGTGATGTATGAGGCGTTGCGCAAGGGGGTGGAGGGATGAGTCATTTAACGGCGGCGCAGGCCGTCTACACCGCCCTGACAGGGAATACCGACCTCATGGCGAAAATAACCGGCGTGTATGACGTTGTGCCGGAGGGCACGGCGGGGCCGTACATCGCTCTCGGGTATCAGCAGTCCCTCCGGGGCAGGATCATCGACGAGACGGAACGCATCTGGTACTACGACCTGGATATTTGGAGCAGCTACCAGGGCAGGAAAGAGGTTTTGGAAATCGCCGACCTGGTGCGGGCGTCACTCCCGTCCGAGTGGTTTTACGAGGAGTTGACGGTCTTAAAAGACCCGTCCGGATGGTATCACGGCGTACTGACAATCAAGGGATACGACAGATAAGCCCCTCCATGCGAGGGGCCTTTTTTTTGAGGAGGGAATCGAATGAGCGCAACTGCTGCGAAATATAGCGTTCTGAAATTGACGGTGGGCGCGACCCCCACGGCGCTGGGGGAGGTCCGGAGCTACTCGATTGAGACGGCGCTCGGAACCATCGACGCGTCCGCGCTCAGCACCACGTGGAAAAACTACCTGGTCGGGCAGTCAGGATGGTCCGGATCGCTGGAATGCTTCTACGACCCCACGGACGCGGCACAGGCTGACCTTGTGAGCAAAGCACGGGCCGGGACGCTCTGCACCATCACGGTGCAGCCCCTTGGGGCGGGTGCGGGAAAAACGGAACTTGTTGGAACGGCGTACATCACGTCTATGGGCATCTCCGGCGCGACGGAAGACGCGGTAGGGCTGTCTATCTCGTTCCAGGGCACAGGCGAGCTCGCGCTGAACGCCAAAGCATCATAAGGCGGTGATGGCATGAGCGCGATAGCGGCAAAAAAGGCCATCGTCAGGCTCGATGTCGCCGGGGTGGCGGTGCCTGTTGGGGAGGTGCGGTCATTTTCCATTGAGACCGCCCTCGGAACCATTGACGTTTCAACTCTCGCCTCCACGTGGAAAAACTTCATCGTCGGACAGGCTGGCTGGTCGGGGACCATGGAACTGTTTTACAA